GAAAATATAAATATTTTCACTTATTCTAATAGAAAAATACCCATCCCAAGCATCATTAAATTTTTGTTTAAAATAATAAAAACAACTATCAAATGGCTCCACAAAACCTTCTTTAGTTAAATAAAGTTCTTCAGCTGGTTTTACTACTTCCACTCTTGTTAAATCAAATAGTGAACCTTTACTCGCCATTGAAGTAATATGAGATATTACCTTTATTGGTAAACTAATATCAGATGAATCACAATCGTCTAGGTTATTAAAAATTAATAACCCATGTTTTTTTGTTAAATCCATACATTTACATAATGTATTAAATGGGTTACTCATTTCACAATCCACGTTGTCGTTGGTTCACCGCGATATTGATCCAGGTCAATATCTGGCAGTTTTTCTTTAACAATCTTGGCATAGGCCACAGAGCCTTTGCTCACCCTGGGGAACACCGACACACTGCCAAACTTGCGTTTTTCGCCATGGGCCTTGTCAATCAGTGCCTGTTTTGCTTCATCCATTGCTGCCTTGGCCTCATCAAACGCTTCTTTAGCTGCCAGGTATTCCATTTCAAGCGCCTGATCGTCCGACATGGCGTTTTTGCGGGCTTCTACGTCAACCAGGAACTGTTGTAAAATTGGCAGGTTCTCCTCAAACCAATTAGGATTTATTGATACCTTTTCCAGTTTGTGCTGAAACCGATTCCATTGGAAAAAGTATGCTTTTGTACACCCGGTACACAGCATTTCAATCTGAAGCTGTGCATAGTAATGAGGTAAGTCATCGATGGATTTGAATTGTGGGTTTTCGTCGTCCCTTAATGAAAACGGACATTTGATTTCAATAATCGCGTCGTCTTCATCATAAAACCCATCTGGAGTGGCGCCCAGCCAATCTTCAAAAATCCAGAATTTGTTTTTCTTATTTAGCCAGACTTTCCCGTTGAGGTATAAGTTTAAATCAGCAAACGCATATTCTTCATGGAAAGAACCGTATTCTGTAGCAGCATTGCCTTCAAACTGCCTCAGTCCCAGGAACTGTTGCATGGCATCTTCACGGGTCATGAAAGGGCTGACGCCTAAAATGGCGCCAGCAATACTACCCGTGACTTTACCTTCTCTTTTTGCGGAAAGTTTAGTCATCTTATTTACCTCAGAAAGGAATATCGTCCTCGGTGTCAACTTCAGGCTTCGGTTCTTCCACTGGTGTATTGGCCGAAGATACTTTACCCACCCAGTTGCCGGTTTTGTCGTTCATTTCCCAGACAAACACCTTGATCACCATGGGCTTGTTGCACAGATTTGTCATCAATGCCTGGTCAGACGGCGCACCTTCAGTATTTTTCATCAGGTTGCCACCACAGTTGGCATCAATTGCTGCCAGCATGCGCTTGGCCTTGTCTGATTTCTTGGTTTCAGCATCCATCACGCGCAGTTTCTGAAACACCTTGCGGTTCTTGAAGGGTCCATCCAGTACCGTCCAGCGAAGCTCAATATACTCATCGCCTTCAAATTCTTTCCAGCCAGCCTCATCAATACAGGCTTTGAGGTTGGTATTATCTGGAATAGGCTCAGAACTGCCGCCCAATTCAAACTCGGTAGTGCTTTTGATCTGTTCACCATCAGAGGTATTCCAAAAACTCATTTCTTGGCTCCTATTTTCAGTGTTGAAATATAATCAACCAGCGGGTTTTTACCGCTTTCTACATGTAAATCCTCGGTAATCCCGAAGCGATTTTTTGATACATTGGAAGCAGTGGCATACGTTACCAACTGCCTGCCACCCGTGGAAACCACTTTTTTACGCTCACCATCACCCTTGGTAAACGACTCCAAACGCAGGAAGCCTACCAGATCGGAGTCATCCACATAGGGAGCCGTGGATTTCTTACCCAGTCTCAGGGCATAGCGGGTGTACGCATCCTGGTCAGGCAGTTCAATGGTTTCAGTATCAGCATGAGCGACAAACACCACATTCATACCTTTCTGTTCATTGAGGATGCCGCAGGCTTTGCGTACCCGTTGGTGCATGGAAGCCACGGCCGCCAATCCAGCGCCATAACCACCGAGCGCCTGGTTGATACTGCGTGGTCCCTTTGGGTCTGACTCAATCACTGACTGGATAAACAGACGTTCCAGGGCGGTAACAGAATCTATAATGAGGGTTTGGTACTTGTGTTCCTCGGAAATCAATCCAGTGAGTTGGTCCCACAGGGAATCGACTTTATGAAGAATGGGAAACGCATCGGGACGGATGTTGACAGGGATGGCTTGTAAACCATCTTCAGCACGTATCACAATGGGTTTAGGGAAGGTACAGGCAAGTGTAGTTTTACCGGTACCAGAATCGCCACAAATCGTGACGATAGGACTCCTGTCAGTAGGACAGGAGATAGCTGATAACACAGACATATCGTTCTCCTTTTTTCTCTTTCAGCAAGATTAAATATATACACACATTTTAATTTGTCAAACTTTTTATTCATGCTATCGTTAATAGCGTTCAATAAAGGAGAAAAATATGAGCTACCTAGAGTATGCAGAAGCGGGCTTCCATGTGTTTGGATTACATGGTGCAGACAGTCAGGGACACTGTCTGTGTGGCCACGAAGACTGCGACAATGCCTATAAGCACCCAATGATTTCCAACTGGCAGAAGACCCCGCGATGGTCCCAGGAACAACTGGAAGTCATGGATGAAGCAGGACAATTTGACACCGGTTTTGGTGTGGTCGTCAGGGACAACCACCTGGTTGTGGACGTTGATCCACGAAACGGCGGCTTGGAATCCATGGAGCGACTGCCACTTGATCCCTGTCAATTCGTTGTCGCCACCGGTGGTGGTGGCTATCACTATTACTACAAGATACCGGATGGTGTGGCATTAGTCACCAAACACGCCCAGTTCCCCGGTATTGATTTTAAGACTTCAGGCTATGTGGTTGGCTATGGTTCCATGCACAAGTCCGGCATCGCCTACGAGCTGGAGCGTGGTGACATCGCAAACATCGGTGCAGCACCTGTGGAACTGCTAGACCTGTTACGTAAACCAGAACAACACCGTACCGAGCTGGATGGCCAGGCCGTGGATGTCAGCGACAAGGAACTCCACGAGCTGTTGGGGTATATCAATCCAGACTGTGATTATGAGCAATGGGTGCGTGTAGGAATGGCCCTACATGAGATCACATCCGGGGAGGGTTTTGACCTGTGGGATGCCTGGTCAGCCACCGGTGATAAGTACAACCCAGCTGAAATGGACCATAAATGGCACAGTTTTGGAAAGTCTGTGATCACGGTGGGCTATGGTACCTTGCGGTTCTACGCCGAAGCCAATGGTTATGTGGAACCAGTGACCTTTGACGCCATTGAAGTGGAAGTCGACAACCGCGACGACTATATCGACCTTCAGCGCCCTCCCGGGCTGGTCGGCAAGCTCACTGACTGGATCAATACCCAGTGTCGTTATCCCAGGGAGCGTTTAGCCACCGCTGCGGCCTTGACGGCTATCGGCAACCTGGCTGGGCTGAAATACAAGGATGGTGAGTACGGCGTGACCAGTAACCTGTTCACGTTTTGTGTCGCTGGCTCTGCCACTGGTAAGGATGATGTGATGTCCGCCATGTTTGAAGCCATGATCGCCGCCGGTATGCCAGAAAGCGCCAACGGCACCATTAAGTCCGAGCAGGAGATCGTCAGGGCTTTAATCCATTCCCCGGAAGTGTGTTACATCATCGACGAGATCGGTATTTTGTTATCCAAGATCACCAACGCTACGCGTCGTGGCACAGCTTCCTACCTGGAGGGTGTGATCGGTATGTTGATGCAGGTGTACTCCAAGGCAGACAAGCGTATGCCATTGAGTTTCGACGTGCGCCTGGACGCACAGAAACAGGTCAGTGGTGAGCTTGCGTCTATCCAGAAGAAGATCGATGAGAACGAGAAGTACAACGAGGCACGTTTTGAGGAACTCAAGCAGTTGCTCGCGGATTTACAGTACGGGTTATCCAAACCGTTTTTGTCATTGATAGGGTTTACCACGCCGGTGACGTTTCAGAAGATCGTGGACTATGAGCAGAGTGTTAATGGATTTATCGGCAGGTCTTTGTTGATCCAGGAAAAAGAAACCAACCCGGCGATGTCGAAAGTGTTTACTGGCGAGCCTATGCCAATGGGCCTGCACATGGCGTTAGCCGGGATTCATGAAGGCGCACAGCGCGGCCAGGAGAAAAAAGGAGTGGAGTCCACGCCGGAAGCTTTGAAGGAACTGGAGGAGATTTACGAGTATTTTTTCCGCTACAGTGAGCAGCAGAAGGTGACCGGCCTGGAAGCGATCAGTCGTCGTGCGTTTGAGCTGGTGTTGAAGGTGAGCCTGATTCTGTCGATGGGTGAGGGTGTGAGGACTGTCGAACATGTGAGGTGGGCGTTTGCCTATGTTAAAGCAGATGTGGTCGCTAAGATCAATTTAGCCGCGGCTAATGTGGCAGAGAGCTACAAGGCGGCGGGTGAGGAGTTGGGTCGTCGGATACTGAATAGGTTGGATGAGAAGGAGGGTGTGACTACTGGGGTGTTGATCAACGGGCTTCGTAAGTTCAAAAAAGAGGATGTCGAGGGCATGCTCGAGCATCTGGAGCGCAATGGCGTGGTCGTGGGCAAAGAGGGTGCAAGCAAGGGTCCGAAGACGAAAATATGGTATTTGGGTAATGTTAGTAATGTTAGTTTTTAATTATAGTAAAGTTAAGTTGTTGATTTTATTGGGAAAAAGGCAACTATAGTAATTATAGTATTTTAGTAAGGGATAGAGACAGAGAGAGAGGGGAGAAGAGGGAGAAAGAGAGAGAAGGAGTATATATATATACTACTATAATACTATAATATATAAATACTTATACTCTTCTCTTTGCAAATCAATCACTTACGAGATGTTCTTAATGTACTATATTAATACTATAATTAACTAACTCTAGTAAAGGTAACTATAATGGGAAGAAAGAAGATAGAACACCGCGATTTGGTGCGACGCAGGATTAATGTCATGGTGCTGCCAGAAGTGAAAATTATGGCCAAGCGCCTTGGTGGTGGAAATGTGTCGGCCGGCATAGAGAAGGCGGTCAGTCGGCTGTATCTGGAAGAGTTGAAAAACTCTGAAGTATGACGGCGGTCAGATGAAATGGGAAAAGGACAATACCCGCGTTATGTCGTCGGTCAGTAAATTGTGCAGGATGGTTGGAGTTGGCGGTCGGGTGGTTGAAACCGGGAATCCCCGGTTTCGGGTGTTGGTCGTCGGTCGGGTGGTAGTAGGTTTTAACCCGTTATGGTCCAGCATTATTTCGCTGTTAAGTTTGTCGCTGTTAAGCATATATTTTATATGTTCAAGGTTCATTATTGATCATCTCCGAATAGCTTGGGTAGCAGGTAATCAGCAACAAAAGCGCCGATTGCCAGTACTGCCAGGATTGGGATAAGGAAAATAAGTAATTCTATTAGGTTTTGCATTTTGGTTAATCTCCATCAAAATTAAGAATCTGGTGGACAGTGGCTATTTTCTGTTTAAGGTTTTCATCTTCAATCATTTTCATTAATAGATTGAATCTGTCAGTCCTGGTTACATTCCCGCGGTCATCATTAGGCAGGAGATCGTCAAGCGCTTCGCCCAGTAAATCATCGGTGTATTTTTTAGCGTCGCGATATTCCTCAAACAATTTGCC